CGCTGTTCTGATCCTTCAACCAAGTCTCCTTTTCGGACAACCGGGCATACGAATCAGCCCATGCCTTTGCGAACTTCTCCTGCTGCGCCTTCTGCTGCCGTTCGGTTGCAGACTTGCGGACTCCTTCGGCCTTGGCTCGCGCTGCCTTGGCCAACTGAGAATCGCCATCGGCCTCGAACTCCTTGGCCGCAGCCTCGTAGTCCTCCGCCGTGTAGCCCTTCTCATCGCGGAAAGAGTTGGTCTCCGCAGCCGTGGATTGCTCCCGCTGCTTGCCCCATTCCTCCCGCTCCCGCTTCAACGCTTCCTTCTCGGCTTTGATGGCCTCCTTCTCCGCGTTGATCTGCTCCCAGGTCTTGGCCTTTCGGTTCTGTTCCTGGGCGAACCTGCTCTTCTCCTTCTCAGCCTTCTGCTCGGTCTTCTTCTCGGCCTTCGCTTCTGGCTCTGGTTTGGTGCCTACCTCCTGCTCGCCACCATCGACCTCTTTGCCGGCGTTCCCCGCATCGGAGGACTCTTGCTCAACCGGAGCTGTCTCATTGGTTGTTGGAGACTGCTCCTTTGGTTGGCTGTCGATATCGACACCGGCATCGTAATCGTTGGCCAATGCGAGCATTGCATCGGCACTCAGTGTATCATCTGGCATGTTGTGCTTTTACTCGTTTGCTGGCCCGCACAGACCAACAACCGCAACTTTGATCCTATGTGTTCGTGGCAGAATCCGGATCATCATCCTGCCCCGTAATTGATTCTTGGTCGGCCATCACTTCGATGACCTTCACAAGACTGGCCTGACCCATTGCAAAACCTGATGAGTATTGCAAATGGTTTCGATCAGTTATGGCTGAAGCGTTCTGCATGAGAACGGTGTTCAGCAGGGCGTCCCGGAAGCGTTTCCCGGTATCGCTCTTGAAGAAATTGTTCAGCGCATTGGCGTCTTCCTTGCGCCACGGAAGTGGATCGACCCACCGCTGATGCCGAGTGAACGTCCACGCGGCGCGGGCTCGTGCGATGAAGGAGATCATCACTTGCTTGCGGCCTTCTTCCGACCGGCGGCGGCGCGGCGCATGAACTCTGCGGCCCCGAGTTTCTTGCGACCGATCCACGCGGCGAGGGCCTTGGGATCATCGGCCCCTTCCTTACGGAGTTCGCTGGCCAGTTTGCTGAACTTGGATTTCTTCTTCATGTTGGGAAATGGGTTAGCCCTCACCTCCGCTGAAGAGCGGTGATTCCTGGATCTCGTTGAGGTCGGCCACAACCGGCTTCTTGCGCTGGAACCGGATCTTCGGCGGCACTCCTTCCTCCAGCTTCTGCATGAGGATCGGCTCCGGTTCCGGTTCCTTGGGAGTGGTCGGCGCGATATTGATTTCGACGTGAGGTATCATGGCTTTCTTCGCCTCGAACTCGCCGCACCAGTCGTTGGCATTGAGGGTGGGCCAGCAACTGGGTCTTCCAGCGGGCGGGAACCTGCGGCAGGTCCCGTCCACACAATAGAACCGACAATCCTTACAGGTCACGGTGATCATCATCCTCACATCATCTGGGCTTGCTCAGCTACAGGAGCGGGGGGTTGCGGAGCGGCCTGAGCCGCGAGCAATCCCGTGCTCTCGAAGAACTTCTGGATTTCCTTCCGCAGCTTCCGCGCCTCGTTCGTCGCCACCTGCTCGTAGCCCTGCAACAGGCTGTCGATCCGCTGCATGAAGGCGTTCTTGCTCACCGGGCTCATCACCTGGCCCTGCTGCATCGCCCCATTCAGGTACTGCATCAGCACCCCGATCCGGCCCGCAAAGTTCTGCCCGGGCTTCGCAGGCACAGGTATGCCTACAAGCAATGTTGGGATCGTCTTGGTCTCGTCCTCCAGTTCGTCCTGCTGCTTCTGACCCGGATCCCGGAGCAGCCGCTTCACCAGACTCGGGTCGTCCAACTCCATGATGCTCTTGTCCAGCTCCACCTGATCCACCCAGGGCGAGTTCATGAACAACTGCTTCCGGTTGATGGCCTGCTGCACCATCATCTGTCGGCTCACCATGTCCATGCCGCCCTTCGGCTCCAGCTCATACTGATCGTGCAACGCAACCGGATCCGCCTCCAGCGAGTCCTCCGCGAACCGATACCTCAGACTCTGGCTATCGTACTGCACGTACAATCCCCACGCCTGCCGGTACAGCTTGCCCAGCGCCATGCGGAACAGCCGCGCCCGAAGATCCCCGCTCTGCATCGCCTGCGCGTTGATGCTCTGGATCTCGGTCGCCGTCCGCCGATCGCTGCCACCGCTCATCACGCTGCCCATCGCGTAATCCGGGCTCCCGATCCGGTTCTCCGCCACCGCCCTGGTCTGGTTCAGCTCCTGATCGAAGCTCACCGGCGGCTGCGGCATCTGCACCGGGGCAACCCCGTAGGGTAGGATCTGACCGGGCTGGAACCTGAGATTGATGCTGTTCGGCAACTCCCGCTCCGCCCGAAACAACGGGCGATTGTACAGCGTCATCGCATCATGCTTGTGGTTCCACATCGAGGTCATGGACAGCTCGAACGGAGCCAGAATCTCGCACACGCCACGCGGGCTGAACCAACCCTTGTCCTTGATCTCGTACGGGAAATCCACGAAGGGCAGTTGGCCATGGTCATAGGGCAACTCCATGGGATCCCGCAGATCCAGATCCACCGCCGCCGGACTGTACAGATACACCTCCCATACACCGTCATCCCGCTTCCGGTACACCTCCCACACGATCACCCCATCGGTGTTGCTCGTGTACGTGATGCCCTCGCGCAACTGCTTCGCATCATTCTCCTCCGCCGCCCCAGGGATATTGTCATCCTCCTGCGGATTCCCGCGAATCTTCTCGATCGTCTTCGAGTCCGCCTTCCACCCGAACTGGCCAGCCATCCGCTTGTACGCATTGACGCTCATCGGCATCACATGCACCGCCCAGTCCGCATCCTGCAAATCGGTAGTGTACGGCGGCACCACGAAATACATCGGGTCCACCGCCTCAAACCCCACCCGCTTATCCCCCGGATTCCAGAAACACTTCATCACCCCACGCCCACTCATCAGCGTGTAGTCCACCCACGAAAGCACCTCATCCACAAAGTTGGTCTTCTCCCGAATCTTGTAGTTGAACCAGTCCTCCGCGACCTTCGTGTACGCATTCAACTGCTGCCTCATCGGCACAAAGCTGGCCACGACATCCATCCCCAGCGCCTGCTGCAAGAACAACGGCTTCAGCTTCTCGATCGCCGTATCGATCAGCGGCCAGTGCAGATCCGCCGCCTTCGGCCAGGGCTTGTTCGTCCGACGCAACCCATGGTGCCGCAACTCGTACCACCGAGTCTGCCGCAGCTCCCACGGGCTCCGCTGCTCGACCGCCATCACGATCTGCCCCTGCAAAGCACTCCGCTGTTTGTCACTCATCATATCTTGCCTCCTCTTATCCCCCCACCTCGCAACCCGCAAGCGCAACCCCCTCCGGCTCAATCGCACCCAACTCATCCTCCATCCGCTCCAAGAGACTCCGCCCATCCTCGCCGAGGGCCTTCAAATACTCGTCCATCCGCTTCCCGCCACCGCCACAGAAGGCCAATACCATCGCATCCGCCCGATCCGGACTGTTCACCCCGCGAGCCCTCAACTCATCCTTCCCCTCCAGCGTCAACTTCCCCTTCCCGTTCGTCCGCACCTTCCGACTCACGAACTGCTGGAGCAATACCTCGTCCGTCCCCACCGGCCCCAGATTCACCTTCCCCTCCTCCACCATCCGCCCGAACTCGATCCACATCTCCGCCGCCCGATTCACAAACTGATCATCCCGTATGGCCCGCTCCCCGAAATTCACCCTCCGCACATCCCAACCCTCCGCCCTCAGAGCATCGCACATCACCACCCCCATCCCACCCACATCCGCATAGATATCCTCAGCCTTCAACTTCCACTTCCGGAACTCCGCGATGAACCGCCCCACACTCGCCATCGTGTCCTTGTCCCTCCAACGAACCAGCCCCTTCACCACGTTCCCCTGCCGCACCACCATCACGCTCTCATCCCCGCCGGCGCTGAAATCACACCCAGCCGTCAGCCGGTGCCCCTCCGTCTCCTCCTTCGGCGGGCCACTCACCACCCTCTGCCAGTCAGCCGTCCGCACCGCCGTCAGACTCCCGTCATCCTCCATGAACTCCGCATAGATCATCGACCGCACCAGCGGATGACCCTCGCCCCAGCGGGCCATCTGCTCATCAATCCACTCCTTCCGGATATGCGGACAGTCATAAGCCGTCACCGTAAAAGTCTGCCACTTGCCATCATTCCTCCGAAACACTTCGTAGAAATACCCGCTGCTCCCCCCAGGGCTGCTCATCAACAACGTCCGCGTCGGCTGGCACCGCTCCATCGACTGGAATATCCCGTCCGGAACCGCTTTCGCCTCGTCAACCACATACATCAAGTCCTGACTCGGACCCTGCACATGCCAGCCCTCCGCCTTCTCCGGGTTGCTCGCCGAAAACCCAATGCACCGACTCACCAGCTCCTGACCATCCACTTTCTTCGGATACACATACCGAATCTCCCCATCCTTGATCGAGAACCCATTCTCCTCACCTCCCAACCCATTGATCATCTTCCTCAAATGCGGCCACAACGCGTCGGCCACCTGCCGGTACACACCCGCCGTGCACACCACCAAACTCCCCGGCCAACGCAACATGTGCCAGACCACCGCGCTCGCGGCCACCATGCTCGTCTTGCCAGAACCATTCGCCGCCTTCAACGCCACCTTCGCATGCTTCTCGTTCAACGCACCCAACACCGCCTCCTGCCAAGGGTACACCTCACGTAGGCCAAGCATCATCTTGGGGAAGTTCTTCAGCTGCTGAGCCTCCTCCAACAGCTTCCGCTGCTTCCACGCAGGAATATGCGAGCCCATCCCCAACGAAGGGGATCGTTTGCGCTTGATTTGCTTGACAGGCATAAAATTGAGGTCGGTGGGGGGAGGGGGTATACAGGTAACACCCACCCCCCTCTTGGGGGTCCTAGTCCCCCCGTGGTCTATTTCCCTCCCCCGAATGCTCCGAGGAGCGATCCCGATATCGATAACTCTTTGCCCCCTTTGCCAGTGTGCTCGAGTTGTGCGCGGGCGACGTAGCCTCGGGTTCTCTCCAGTAGCCACGCGGACCCTTGCCATCCGGGACCGGCGGTTCTCACTACGCAGGACATGTCCAGTTCCCCCTCTAAGCGGGCGCGTTCCAGTTCCGCGGCGAAGTCGGGGTTGGCTTTGAGGTACGCATGCCACGGGCCTGCATTCCCGGACGGGAATCCGCATAGAATCGCCACCCTTTCCAACGGGATCCCAATCTCAGCCGCCCGAAGGGCCTTTTTTCTGTCTTCTATCGGAACGACTTTCCGGGGTCTCCCTACCTTCGCCTTCGGCTTCTCAATCTCCACCCTTTCCACCCGGAGCTCTTCCTTTTCCTTCCCCTTTCCCATGCCCGTCACTTTGCCGGGCAAAGTATGCCCCTTGAAATTGTTTGCTTTTTCCTGTTGACTCCTGTTGCATCCTGTTGCATCTTGTCGTCGTCATGAGCGAAAACCAGTCCATCACCCCCAAGGAAACCCAGCGCATCCTCGTTGCAATCGGCCTGTCCGTCGCGACGAAAACCTGTCCAACCGTCGAAGTCTGCGACGTCGAAGCCGCTTGTCGGTGGATCCGATCCCGTTTCGACGACGTCGATTGGGATTGTGACGACAACGAAGCCACCGTTTTCGGCGACGACCGCCGCATTCCCGTCTGCGACGACGACGAGGGCAACGAAGCCCACTTCACCGTCCGTTTGGTTCAAACCGTCACCGCCTAAACCCAACCCTTCAAATCCCATGCAAACCCTCAAAAACCTACTCATCGCGCTGGCCTTCCTCATCGGCTCCGCGCTTGTCATCGGCGCCCTCGCTTACTGCTTCGTGGAGCTTTTCATCGGAGGTGCCAATTGAAATACCGCCTCGGCTTCTCAATCGTCGCTTCCTTTAGTGGAGAGCATCCGGACCTGTGCGAGTGGCATCCCTGCGAGACTACCCTCCCGGATGTCCTGCGAGAATGGCCCGGGCTCCCGGTAGAACCGTCCGAACCCTTTGACTCTAAGTACCAGTACCTTGCCAAAGAGGGATCTATCCCTCGGGCCATCCTCGATCGACTGGACGATGTACGCGGGGAAACCCGCTTTCAAATCTGCCGCAAGCT